GCGACATCTCTCCGGTAATGGCAAACCCGGAGATGAATTCTATGCTGGCGCTTACGAAGTGCGCTTTCCAGGAAGGGACTGCAAGTTCTACCTGGACAAATTACTTCTTAGAGCTCGCGCTGGTATCGACGTTGACACTATCAATGCGTTTGTGGAAGGATTCACAATGAAACACATTGAAAGTGCTGACGAGAGACACCTCGCGGGCCATCGTAAGATCGTCGTTGAGAGCATGGATGAGAAACGACGACCTACGATAGCATCGGCCAGTTCAACTGTCAGATTGGCCCATGCTGAGGGGAGCTGTGACACAAATGCCCGTAACTTCGCTGCAAGCGTTGAACAATCTCAGGGCATATGTCGCATACTTTACTCACAGGATGGTGTTGAGCGGGTCAGAGGCATTAATTGCATTTATGTAACTAATGCCCATTGGCTCATTCCTCGACACCATTTTCAGGACCGTGATACTGGAGAGTATCTCCAGACGGTTCGGCAGTTCACTATCATCTCCCGCGGTGTGACTACCCATTTGCCTTTTAGCGTTGGGCGCATTATTGAAATCTCTAAGATGGACATGGTGCTCTACGATGCTACTGGCACTTCCGTTCCCCTTCGGGGGGATACCATCGATAAATTTATCGATGAGGAAGATTTGGGCAAGTTGCACAGCGGTGTGATGGCTCAGATGAGCTGTTTTGACACAAGTGACACATCAGGCTCTAGAGTCCGTGATCATGGCTTTTCACTGACTATCGACCTAGAGACTGTGGAGTACGAGATGTCCTCTCGATGCAGAACATCTGTGTTGAGATCTGTTCGATACTCCGCTGCGACAAAGGAAGGTGATTGTGGTGCACCTATCATCGTGCACAACCCTCACATTCCTGGCAAAATTGTCGCAACTCATCTTTTCTCTTCAGCATCTGAATCGGCGGGTGGTGGTGGCATCATCACACGCGACATGCTGTTGAGACACGTGCGTCAGAATCGAACGTTTGAATTCAAGACGCAGGGATACTCAACGGATTTTGCATCCGAATTGCGTGAGAGCAAGCTCTTCCTCGAGTACGTTGGCGATGTGCGCCCATCAGTGCACATATCTCGTAAAACGGATTTTGAACCAACGAAGATGCTCGGAATAGTAGCTGCTAAAGAACCTAGTGTTAAGACTGGAGCCGATGATCCGGCTCTTATCAATGTACTAGAGTACTCCTCATGCAATTTCAACTCGGAATTACCCGATGTTGATGAGTGCCCCTGGTTTGATTTCTTTCCAGATGAAGCACGTGTCCTCACTATTGACGAGGCTGTCAATAAGTGGGGCAAGATGGACCAGCTGAATCTTGCTTCCTCAGCTGGCTACCCGTGGGCAACTATGGGCATAAATAAGAAGCACCTACTTGATCGCGTTGGCGACCTTACCACGATCAAGAGTGAAGACCTTAAAAGGAAGATCCACACCATGGAGGACGACTTCAAAAATGGCGTTGTCGAAATCCCTTGGATGATCGTGCTGAAAGACGAGCTCTTGAAGCCAGGAAAACTGGCTAGAGCCATCGAAGTGCCCCCGATTGAGTATACAATACTCACGCGGGCTTACTTCGGTGCGTGGATCAGCATGATGCACAAGAACGCCGGGAAATCTTTTTCCGCCGTTGGTGTGAACCCCGAAGGTGGCGACTGGGATGTTATGCTACGCAGACTGTTGGCATGCTCACGGATTGGAATGGACTGGGACTATAAGCGCTGGGACAAATTTTTATCTTGTCCAGTTGTGTGCAAAGCCGTCCATTACATTAATCGGTGGTACAGGCGACACGATAAGACCTGGAAGGAGATGGATGATCGAGTCAGAACAAATCTGATTCTCGCCATGCTCCAAGGAGTGCTCATTTATGGGCACCGCGCTTTCCGTAAATTTCTCGGAATGTGTTCCGGCCACGTGTTGACTGCTCTACTGAATACCTTGAGCAATGCCATCATGTTCGCATGCTGGTACATCTCGACCGCCCCCCTCGAAGTGAGAACCTGGTATCACTTCATCAAGGTGGTCGTCGCCTATTTTTATGGCGACGACAACTTTAGTGCGGTGAGACCAGATCTCATTCAAGTCTTGAATCGAGTTTCTTACGCAGAGTGGGCTATGCGCATGTTTTCGGTCACAATTACGGACTCCAGCAAGGGCACGGAACTTAAGCCACACGACCCGGTGATGAGCCTCTCTTTTTTGAAGAGGACGATCCGGATGAACGATCGTGGCATTTTCTTGCCTGTTCTCGATACTTTGAGCATTACATCAATGCTCGGTTATGTGCGTCGACATCCTGTTATAACGCATAATGAGATGCTTGAGACCAATTGTGAGACCGCCTTGCGTTACTCCTACTTTCATGGTCAAGAATACTTTAATGACCTGCGAGAGAAAATCTTCAAGACTCTTGGAATTCAATTCCCTCCTTATAGTTACTACGAGGAGCTCTTCTACTCAAAGATCCTGTTCAACGGGTTCCATGAGTGGTAGAGGGCAGTAGTACAACTAGCCGTGCGAGTTGGAGCGGCGATATAATCGTTCCACTGATTGGTGAGGATTGTGCTGATTATTTCGGCGTGCCTTGCCTGGGCCTTTAGACGTCCCATGGT